GCTGCTGCAGGTGGTGGACTCATAACAGGAGATGGTGGTGCAGGCATTGGTAAATCAATACCAATTGCACCTGAAACCTTAGAGGTTAGAGTTTTATTTAATTCGTAATTTCTTGCAGATTGTTCTGCTGGTGTTTCTGCTTTTGGACCTGCTTGCGGAGGATACTTCTGTTTCATCACTTCTGCTTGGCTTGCAACTCCTTTTAAGTCGCCTTTAGCCATAGAATCCATGACACTACCCATATCACCAAATATACCTTTTGGAATTGTTCCTTCGGGTATACCCATCTCTGTTGCTTTTGATGTTAACTCTGCACCCATTGCAGCTGCTTCACCGCCTGCGCCACCCATCTTACCACCTTCTGGTAGTTTTGGAGTAACTGCCTTGGCACCACCAGATTCAACATCTTTTACATCAACTGTACCACCAAAAATACCTTTGAAGAATCCTTTAATACTATCAAAAATATTTGATACAGTATCTAATACTGGTTGAAATACTCCACTTAATGAGTCGAATACTTGTTTGAGTGTATCTTCACCTAATAAGCCAAATGTTAAAAACTCTAACATTCCTCCAAGGCCAGAAACAATGGCTTCGGTAAAATTTCCTGTTTCTTGATATTTTTCAAACCCAGCTTTAATGCCTGAAAACAATGTGCCGATAATCAATAAGGGTAATGCTAGTTTACCAAGAATCTTTAATAAATTTTTTGGATTGAAAAGAAACCTTGCGCCTTGTATAAGACCATCTTTAATCATTGTAAATATATCACCAAGACCCTTACCGCCCGTTGCAGGTGTTGCAGATGCCGGTGCCTTTGCCGGCACTTTCCTCTTACTCGCCATTTCAGCTTCTAAAGATTCTTCTCTCTCTTTAGAACCCTTAAAAAATGCATCGGCCTTGCCACCGAACCGACTTGTTTCTCCACCTTTTAACTTAACAAGTTTGACAATGTTTTGTCGCAACACATTCATATCTCTGGCCATACCAGGAAGAGACATAGAATTTTTTGCTATGATTGTTAATACAGATGTTGCATCTTCACCTAATCCACCACCAGACTCACCGTCTTTTGATGGTGATTTTCCACCCTTTTCTTTTTTGATTCCCATTTTACCACGAATCAATGCAGATAATATATCATCTCCTCCAAATGCCTTTTTAGCTATACTTTCTTTGCTAAATTGTTTTTTGAAATCGTCCATACTACTAGAAGCGGCACTTTTGGCGCCACCAATAAGGCCTTTGCCCTTTTCTAGTTCGGAGATATATTTACTTTTGAAATCTGCCATTATCTGCTTCTTTTATTTGCTTGTTTTTGTAAAGCGATTCTTTCTTTTTCTTCTTCCAAATACTTAATTAAAAGTCCAACATAAATGCTTCTTTCCCAAGGTAACATGTTTTCAAGCTCAGTCAAACTATACTTGTGATGTTGCATCAATGCAAAGTTCGTCTGATAATAGTTACCTAATGTATCATAACGAAATATTAGACGAAAAAATTTTGCATGCCCTTAATTGTAATTTCTTCTTCGTAATTACATTTTGGACATTTAAATTTTACCTCTTTCTTAATCTCAGGCATTTTATCAAAAAAGTCTTTGAATTTCTCCAAATCTTTTTGTTGCATGGAATCAATAAATTCTTCCAGTTCTTCTTTGGTTGAATCTTTGGCATAATAAATTTGGTCGTTGTCAAAGATAAAATCAATACAATCAATTAGAACACGGGACAAGACTTCATTTTCATCCAAGTCTTCATATTTCTTAATCATTTCAAATGTAGGATATTTTAAATTAATACCTAGATTTTCTGTTAGTTTAATTTGAGTTGTATGGTCTGGGTGTTTTGTGGGTTCAATTTCTAAAAGATTAAATTTGAAGCCAACAGTTCCACTACATTGAACATCTTCACCTTCTTCATTTTTTATTACATTGTTACACTTATATTTTAAGTCAACAATTTCTTCAACAGACCTAGCTCTCATATTCATAAAGAGAAATTCGAGGTCAAATGTTGGTAGTGCATCAACATCAATATCATCCAACACACAATTTTTCAAAACTTGTCGAATAACATTAATTGTTTCTTTTGCGTCTTCTGATTCTGCCGCCATGAGAAAGAGTTTTTGTTCTTTCACAAGAAACGGGCGGAAACGAATAGGCTTTCCGGTCGAAATGAGTTTCACTTCATAGATTGGAACATCTAGTTTAGGTAGCATAATATCCTCGCTTGTTAATTATTAAAGTGCTCTACCAAATGGTAAGAGTCTTGACCCAGCCGCACCAAAGAGTGTTGCAGCAGCTGCGCCAATATCATATGTACCTTCATATACGGTACGATATTTCTGATATGCAAATGAAATTGTAAGGCGATGAAAACCATCATCTGCCCAACTCAATGTTTGTGGTGCAACTCCAATTGGAAATGCATCAATCAATTCTACTGCATAAATTTGTTTGATAAAATCATCATATTGAATAATTTTAATGTTTGTCAAATACCTTGATTTATCGCCTTTGGGATATCTCAAGTTGTTTGTGTCTGTTGGGTGAATTGCTTCCATCCAACGGTCAAATAGTTTTCTCTCATAAAATTCATTCGTACACAAGAATGTTAATGATGTATCACTATATTGTGTTTGATATGGTACTTTGAAAGTTGGTCCGTAAATTTTAACATCCGCAGTTGTCATTGTTTTACCAGGCAATTCTGCTGCTTCACATTGAAGTGCTAAATTGCGAGACATAGATGAGTTGGATGTTTTAGAGTATTCATCTCCTTGACCACCACGGCCAAATGCAGAATTAATTGCATCTGAAACATCACTAAAGATTGAATTTGGAAAATTCAAAATCTTTTCAAAAATTGAGTTACCAACAAATGAATTAATATATGGTGGAATCGGAAGAACAACTTCATATCTACAAGTCTTTGCCAACCCGTCTTTGGACCTGATGTTAGATAGAAATAAATTTGGTGAGAATGCCATTAGAATTTTTTCCGTGAGTCTGCGTAAACTTTACTTGTTGTTGCACCAACAAATGATTCAACTGGTAACATTGCAGCAATGTCCCATTCATCTGCGGTGATTTCCAAAAATCTGGATTCAATCTGTGTAAACAGATATCTTTTAATGCATGGATTTGCTTCGAATATCCTAGAAGCTGCGGCCAAGTATCTGTAATTAATTTTTAACTTTGTTTTTTCATCATAAGTATCATTAGACATTGTATCACTCAATTTGTCTAACAAAATCATTCGATGTTTAGGATGAATATAGTGTAAATTCAGACCTAAAAATCCATCATTATACTTTTCAATTGGAATCACTAATGGAAAACGGTCATAATAAGGCATACTGTCTTTTGTCTTTGGGTCATAGAAATAGAAGTACATCTTTCCAATCATGGATGTACCTTTAAGTCTTTCTCGGTCCCGCATCAATGCAGATGAGGTTGGTTTCAAGTCTTTAACTTTTGCTCGCAACCATGCCCTAGACGCATTGGTTCTAGGTGTCAAACCTTCTTTTGCAAGAGAGGTTTTAATTCTGTCAAGTAGTTTTGCCATCTTCTATTTATCTCATATACCTAAGTCTTTTTCGGTTAAGACTTTAAATTGCCATCCATGTTCTTTACAGAACAAATCGGCAGCTCTCCACTTTTCTTGGTTCACGGCATATGTTGCCGACTCTTGGATGAACCGTGCCGTTTTACGTCTCCTGACTGGTTGTTTTGTCTGAGACTCTGGCTTTACTTCCAGCACCATTGTCGTCTCCTGACCATCTTTCCGTTTGATCCTAACGATGAAGTCTGGAAAGTAACGATGCACTTTTTGGTCGATAGGAGACTTATAGGGTATGGCAAGTTCTTCTGATGCCCACCAAATAACTTTTGGGTTATCATCTAACCACTTCATTACCCTAGATTCCCATGAAGAACGGTAGACAATGTTATCAGCATTGCCGTTATACTTCTTTGGATTTTTAGGATTAAAAATTCCTTTTTTATATGACATAAATACTATCTATAACTTCTACTAGGACAATCATGGCTCTTTTTGGTCTTTCAGATATATCATTCAGTAAAGGTACTTCTTCACGAAAGGGTCCTTTAGCCGCTTTAGTCGGCAACGAATTCGCAACGACAACATTGAAATATCCACTAGATATTGGTAATGCGGATAAAGCACATTACATGGTGTTTTACATCAAAGCACAAAAAGCAACACAATTCAAATTTACTGCCGCAAGAGACTTCACCTCTGAAGATTATGCACAATCGGGCTCAGTGAATTCGATTAGTGGTGTGATGAATAATGGTGGTGCATCATTAGGTCAACAACTTTTATCTAAAGTCAATAGTGGACTAGGACAATTAAATGCAAAAACAAATGGTGCATTAAGTGGACTTACAGGTGCTTTAGGTAAAGCAGCAGGTGGTCTTGCAAGCAGTGTTGACAACCTGTTTGGAAAAGCAAGTTTATCCATAGGTGGTAACTCTGCATCAACCAGTTCTCATATTGACACTTCAATAAAAGCAATCACGAATAAAAGTTTTTTAAAAACAACGCAATTGACTACTGATGCAATTGCTTTGTATATGCCAGACACTTTAAATTATTCTTATACTCAATCTTATACTGATTTAAATTTAGGTAATGAGGCCGGCGGTAAAGTTTTAGCGGCAGGTTCGTCTATTATTGATGCATTTAAAGGCGGTG